ACAATCTGCTCAAAAACTGGAAAATCCTCTGACTCCGGATCCACAAAAATCGACATCGACGACCAATAAAGATTCACACATTGCTCCACCACCGTCTGGTCATAAAGCCTAGCATCACCTTCACACATCTGGTCAATCCATGCTGTCTCTACTGTAACTCCAAGACACTGAGCTAAAGTATCCGCTCCTCCATGGGACCATCTATGACCAATCCTAATAACCCATCCTCGCTCTCTGAACATTCTAATGTGCGACACCAGTCGCTCCAACAAAATATAAATCGAACATGGAATATTAAAAACACGAAGCTTTTCCCGCCACTGAGCCCATTTCTCATCAGTCGCTTGCTTATCAAACCCGACAAAATTTTCATCTTTCGGGGGAACCACCCAAGGAATATTTGGTTCCTTTCCTGTCCTTAAGTACTCCAAGATCGCTTCCACTTCTTGTTCAAAGGTGTCAATCTTCTTACCATTTGGAGATACCTTAATCGGCTCAGGGTGTTCCACCGTCGGCTTGATCTCAAACTTCTTACCATTACTACGTCCATTGGACGCTCCCATGTACATATCCTTTAAGACAGCCAACGATAACTTATAAGTATCCTTCTTTGTTAAGTCTACACGCATCTTTCGATACAAAAGATCCATTGCTTCATTCAAATGGGCAAACGCCGCCTTGGGGGCATCACCTAAATTGGATCTTGACATACTTAAAATTGCTCGAGCCAACTTCTGAGGAAACAAATCTGCCATCGCTGCTACCACATGCGGATGACCATTCGTCATCCCACACGCCCAATGAAACTTTGACTCTCGACGCATACACATTGCTACTAGGGTCGGAACTTCCACCGACTCTCCCCACACCTGCTTCATCATAGTCCATGAAATATGCATATGCGGATAATGATACTTCATATATCGAAAATCTGCCCGTTTCAAGGCATTCAGCACCGTCGGATGCAACGATGCTAAAATTACCGATTGTGGCCACCGGGGCTCTCCTTCAATTATTGGATCACAAGGAGATATAGTACTATCCTCTGGCACACTTGATCTGAAAAACGCTTCATCCTGAATTTTCGGCAAAGGATTTTGACATCTTGCATCGAAGTCATAGGTATTTATGTAAACTTTCGCTTTCACATACTTCTCCGTCAAAGTCCCCTCTATCGACTCAAATTTCATCCCCATTGTTCTCGCTGATACACCCTCCACAATCAATGAACATCCACAGGTCTCTGTATGCTGACAATCATCTCGCGACAATCGCAATGAAAAATTCTTTCTCATCCCTAGTCCACTAGTTAACTTTCTCACTGGAG